TGAACTTACTATAGCTAACGCAGGTACAGGAGTTACTGGACCAGTTATTTCAGCAACAGGTGAAACTAATGTTGGTATTAATATAAACCCTAAAGGAACAGGAGTTCTTAAATCAGGTTCAGCTGCAGTTAAAATTGCAGGACTGGAGACTATGTGGGTTCCAGCAGCAGCAATGTATGGAGCTACAACTAATGGTGCTGATGCACAGCAAGTTGAAACAACAGCAGGAAGACCTGATATGAAAGTATTAGACTTTGATGCAGGTACGGCTGAAGCTGCACAATTTTCAGTAGCTTTTCCAAAATCATGGAATGAAGGCACAATAACTTATCAAGTTTTTTGGAGTCCAAGTAATACAAGTACAGGAAATTGTTTATGGACTCTTTTTGGTGTATCAGTTGCTGATAATGCAACTATTGATGTTACTTATGGTACCGAACAAACAATTACAGACGCGGGTCATGGAACAGTTGAAGATCAACAAGTTTCATCTGTAAGTAGTGCACTTACAGTTAAAAATGCAGCAGTAGACACACAAACTTATTTTCAAGTACAAAGAAATGCAGCTAGTGGTTCAGATACTTTTACAGGTGATGCAAGACTTCTTGGTATCAAAATATTCTTTACTACTGATGCCGCTAACGACGCATAAGGAATTTAGATATGAGAGACAAATTAAATCAACCTCTTACTGTTGAAGGCAAGAGTTCAAATAAAAAAAAATCAACCCGAGGTAAATCTTTTGGTTATCAAGTCTTAGGATTTGGTGCTGGAGGAAGTGCTCCTTTTTGTAGTTTAGTTGCAACAGGTGGGACTATTTCAGAACAAGGAGATTATAAACTCCATACATTTACAGGCCCCGGAACTTTTACCGTGTGTTCTGTATCTGCAGTTAATGATAATAACATGGTAGATTACATTGTAGTAGCCGGTGGTGGTGGTGGAGCAAGAACTCCTCCCGGAGGAGTTGGTTTAGGTGGTGGTGGTGCTGGAGGTTATAGAGCTTCTAGTTCAACTTATGATCAAGCATGTACACCCGCAGAACCTGTAGTAGGTACTCCTGGTGTTACAGTAACAGCACAAGGTTATTCAATTGTAGTAGGTAATGGTGGTAATAACGGTTCTCCTAGCCCTAGTCCAAGCACTGTAGGTGGTAATGGAAATGCATCAAGTGGATTAGGAGTTTCTTCAGCCGGTGGTGGTGGTGGAGCCAATGACGGTGGTGGCGGTGCAGACGGTGGATCAGGCGGTGGAAATGCAAATGGTTATAGTGGTGGAAATGGTTATGGAGCTGGAAACACTCCTCCAGTAAGTCCTCCTCAAGGAAATCCAGGTGGTGCTCAACTTAACAACCAAGGTCCTGCTTGGGCTGCCAGTGGTGGTGGCGGTGCATTAGCAGCTGGTGGAACTCAATGTGGTCAAAATGCTGGAAATGGTGGAGTTGGTGGTGGATTACCTAGTACTGTTTTTGGAACTAGTGGTGTAGTACATCCAAGTGACGGTCTTTATTATTTTGCTGGTGGCGGTGGCGGCGGTTCTAGAGCCAATACAGCTGGAACTGGTGGTTTAGGTGGTGGCGGTGATGGTTATAATCCGGGGTCTGCTGATAACGGAACAGCTAACTCAGGTGGCGGAGCTGGTGGCGGAGCTGCTTCTCCTGGACCAGGAATAAGTGGAACCGGTGGATCAGGTATAGTAATAGTAAGGTATAAATTTCAATAGGTAAATAATATGGCATCATTTGCAAAAATAACAGAAGAGAACGAAGTACTTACAGTTTTAGCATTTAACAATTTAGATATGCTTAATGCTGAAGGTGTTGAAACTGAGTCAGTTGGACAAGCATATTTAGAACAACATAATAATTGGCCTGCTCATTTATGGATTCAAACTTCATATAATACAGACGCTAATACACATAAATTAGGCGGAACTCCTTTTAGAGGAAACTATCCCGGAACTGGTTATATTTGGGATTCGGTAAATAGTATTTTTTGGTCACCAAAACCTTATCCTTCTTGGATTAAAAATATCTCAACTGCAAGTTGGGAATCTCCATTGGGCACAGAACCTGATGATTTAACTGAAGAAGAAATGCAAAATCGTGTTCACTATGAATGGAATGAAAGTGAACAATCTTGGGATAAAACAACTCCCGCAGAATAATTTTATTGACAGTTAGAGTAAACAATATTACTTTCATTAATAGGTATGCAAAAGAAAGTAATGACAGAACAAGCCATATATTTTGGCGATGTAGAAATGCCCAAAGATTGGGAAATAGATGGAAATGATTTATCACATCATATTCTAGAAGCTGATTTTACTGGAACTGATTTTCTTTTTTCTAATACTTTTAATAAAGTATCTACTTACATAAAAGAATATATTTTATTAAAACATAAATTTCAATTGATAGATAAAAAAATAACTGGAAATATATATAAACCCTTACAAGTAAGTCCTCCTTTATTAAATATAAATCCAATAGATCTTAAAGACTCTCCTGATTTTACAGTGTTATATGGCGTTAAAGTTGAAGACTGTAGTGTTAGAATTTATTACGATGATAATAGAAGAAAAGGTAGAAGTTGGGACATGGATTTAACAACCAATAAATTTATTATGTTTCCATCAACTAACATGTACCATATAAATAATAATCAAAAAAATTCTTTAAATTTTATTCAAACAATTACCTATGAATATATCTAATTATTATTGGTATTTTAAATCTGCTCTTCCCCCACGTTTTTGTGATGAGCTTATTCAATATGCTTTAAGTAAAAAAGAACTACTAGGTGTAACAGGTGGTGTAAAACATGATGAAAAAAATAAAGAAGTAATTAAAAAAGTAAAAATAAAAAGAAATTCAAATATAACTTGGTTAAACGATCCTTGGATATATAAAGAAATACATCCTTATATTCATCGAGCTAATAAAAATGCCGGTTGGAATTTTGAATGGGATAGTTCAGAATCTTGTCAGTTTACAAAATATAAACAAAATCAATACTATGATTGGCATAGCGATAGTTTTGATAAACCCTATGATAGACCAGGTGATCCTGAACACGGAAAAATTAGAAAGCTTTCGGTTACTTGTCAACTAACAGATGGCTCAGAGTATACTGGTGGAGAATTAGAATTTGATTTTAGAAACTATGATCCACACATGAGAGATGAATTTAAACATTTAAAACAAGCAAAAGAAATCTTACCTAAAGGATCTATTATTGTATTTCCTTCTTTTTTGTGGCATAGGGTTAAACCGGTAATGAAAGGAACAAGGTATTCTTTAGTTCTATGGAACTTAGGATATCCATTTAAATAGTATGAATGTAAACGAATATTTTAAAACTCCTATTTGGTCTGAACAAAAAACAGAATTTTTAAAATCTTTAATTAAAGCTACTGATAAATATATTAAAGATGCAAGAACAAGGGATAAAAAAATAATAAAAAAAAATAAAGATTTTGGTTATTCTCATCACTCAACTCCTTTAACAAAAGATAATAATTTTTTAGATTTTAGAAATTATGTAGGTCAAAAATGTTGGGAATTTTTAGACGACCATGGTTATGACATGAAAAAATATACAACAATGTTTACTGAGTTGTGGGTACAAGAGTTTAGTAAAAAAGGTGGTGGTCATCATTCAGCACATATTCATTGGAACCAACACGTATCTGGATTTTATTTTTTAAAAGCAAATGAAAAAACATCTTTTCCTGTTTTTCATGAACCACGAACCGGAGCTAGAGCTACAAAGCTAGCTATGAAACCAGAGATAAAAAAAATTGTTAATGGTACGGAACTTGTTCACTTTAGACCTCAACCAGGAACCTTACTTATATTTCCTGGTTACTTAGAACATGAATTTATAGTAGATCATGGAAGAGAACCTTTTAGATTTATACATTTTAATATACAAGCAGTACCGAAAGATATGGTTAAAGATGTTTAAAATAGTAGAAAATTGCATATCTAAAAGTATGCAAAATAAAATTAAGAAAACCATGTTTGGATTACAAAAAAATTTTCCTTGGTATTTTGCTCAAGATGTTTCTTATCAAAAAGGCAAACAAAAAAGACCTGCTTTATTTCATGAATTTGTTTTAAAAAACTATAACATTAATAGTAATTTTTTTGACATGGTAAAGCCTATTGTAAAAGATAAAAACATAATTAGAGCTAGAGCAATATTACAATTACCTTTAAATAAAAAATTATTAAATAAAAATTTTGATACACCTCATATCGATCTTAAAGATCCACATTTAGTTTATTTATATTATGTTATTGATTCAGATGGTTGCACTTTATTTTTAAAAAATAAAAAGATAATAAAAAAAATAAAACCAAAACAAGGTAGACTTGTTATTTTTAATGGAAACATTTACCACACAGCAGAACAACCTGAAAAAAGTAAGCGTTGTGTTATTAATTTTAATGTAGATATGTAATGAGTTTTAAAAAAAATAAATACACTGTTATACGTCAAGCAATATCAAAAGATCTTGCTGCATTTGTTGCAAATTATCTTATGATGAAAAAACAAGTTTTTGACACTTGTGTAAAAACAAGATTTATTTCACCTTTTGAAACATTACTTGGGCACTATGAAGAAAAAGATGAACAAATTCCAAATACTTATTCTAATTATTCTGACATAGCTATGGAAACTTTAATGTTAAAATGCCAACCAGAAATGGAAAAGGTAACAGGATTAAAATTATATCCAGCTTATACTTATTCTAGAATTTATAAAAAAGGTGATGAATTAAAAAGACACAAAGATAGATTTAGTTGTGAAATATCTACAACCATGAATCTTGGTGGTGATGATTGGCCAATCTATTTAGAACCATCTGGTGAGTTAGATAAAAAAGGAATTAAGATAGATTTAAAACCAGGAGATATGTTGGTTTATTCTGGGTGTGATTTAGAACATTGGAGAAAAAAATTTAAAGGTGAGGAATGTGTACAAGTGTTTCTTCATTACAATAATAGTAAAACACCAGGTGCTAAAGATAATATGTTTGACAAACGCTTACATTTAGGTCTTCCATCTTGGTTTAAACGATGATATATCCCTATAATGAAGGCAGTAATCCACCATACCTACTGCCTTCTTTATAAGGATTACATATGTTACAAAAATTAGGATTTTTACCAGGATTCAATAAACAGGTTACATCTACAGGTGCAGAGTCTCAATGGACAGGCGGCACGAATGTACGTTTTAGATACGGTACTCCAGAAAAAATAGGTGGTTGGAGTCAGCTAGGTGAGAGTAAACTAACAGGTGCTGCTAGGAGTTTACATCACATGGTAAATAAACAAGGTATTAAATATGCTGTTATTGGAACAAATAGAATATTATATGCTTATTCAGGAGATGTGTATTATGATATTCACCCTTTAGTTAATCCATTAGGCACAGCTATTACAAGTGCATTTAGCACGACTAATGGTCAACCAATAGTTACTATTTCATTTGGTGGTGCTCATACTTTTGAAGCGGGAGATATTATTTTATTTGGAGATGCGTCTACTTTTAGTGCAATCACTAATTCTAATTTTACTTCAACAGATTTTGCTGATAAAAAATTTATGGTAACAAGTGTGCCATCCTCAACAACTATAACTATTACAATGTCTGGTAATGAATCAGGATCAGGAGCTACAACTTCTGGAGGTATAACTTTTTTTCAATACTACCATGTTGGTCCCGCAGAACAAGTCGGTGTTTTTGGATGGGGTATATCTCAATATGGTGGAACATCAATAAATCCTCAAACAACAACTTTGAATGGATCATTGTCTGCTAACTCTGCAGGAACCGGTGGAACAGGAACTAGTATTGTTTTAACATCTGTATCAAATTTTCCAACAACGGGAACTAATTTTATACAAGTAGGTACAGAAGAAATTTCGTATACAGGAGTGAATACAGCTACAAATACTTTAACAGGGATAACTAGAAACGTTAGGGGGACAGCAAATGCTTCTCACAGCACAGGAGCTACAGTTACAAACTATAGTGATTTTTCTGGTTGGGGTCAATCATCAGCTGACACAGATACTGTTGCCGAACCCGGTCTATGGGCCTTGGACAATTTAGGTAGTACATTAATTGCTTTAATTTTTAATGGTGAATGTTTTGAATGGAATTCTGATTTAACTAACGCCACAGGGACCAGAGCTACAATTATATCTGGTGCACCAACAGCGTCCCGTGATATGTTAGTATCTACTCCCGATCGTCACTTAGTGTTTCTTGGAACAGAAACAACTATTGGAGATAAAACAACTCAAGACGATATGTTTATAAGATTTTCTTCTCAAGAAAATATTAATGACTACACACCTACAGCTGAAAATAGTGCCGGTACACAAAGACTGGCCGCTGGATCACGAATCATTGGTGCTAAACTTGGTAGAAATGCAATTTATGTATGGAGTGATACATCTTTATTTACTATGAGATTTGTTGGAACTCCTTTTACATTTGCTTATGAACAGGTTGGAACTAACTGTGGATTAATTGGTAAGAATGCAGCCGTTGAAGTTGATGGTGCTGCTTACTGGATGTCTGATAATGGTTTCTTTAGATACACTGGTAAACTAGAATCTATGGACTGTTTGGTTG